GAAGTATTGTCCACCGGCAGGAGCTGCACCGTTAACCCATCCAGATCCGTTATACTTTAATACTTGGTCTGTAGAAGGAGATGTAATAGCTACATCGGTCAAACCATCTAAGCTAGTAGTAAGTGCAGGCTGATCAGTTAAGTCGTTGTAAGAACCGGTATTAGCTACAGTTGCTAAAGCATCCCAAGATGAGTTTGTACCGTCTGTAGTTAAGTATTTACCGCTATTACCTGTCTGTGAAGGTAGTGCATCGACAGAAGACCAAGATGTGCTTGTGCCGTTAGTGCTTAAAAACTTACCTGAATTACCTGTTTGACTTGGGATTACCGCAGCAGCGGCAGCGGCACTTGCAGCAGCGTCGGTTGCAGAACCTGCAGCGGCTGTTGCTGAAGAAGCAGCGTTAGTTGCGGATGTAGCAGCACTTGAAGCTGAACCAGAAGCCGCTGTAGCGGAACTTGCAGCGTTAGTCTCAGAGGTAGCTGCGTTAGAAGCAGATGTAGATGCAGCAGAAGCACTAGAAGCAGCATTAGTTGCTGATGTAGAAGCTAGTCCTGCTTGAGTAGTTGCTGTAGTTGCTGAACCGGATGCGCTGGTAGCGGAAGCGGCTGCATTAGTCTCAGAAGTGCTGGCGCTAGAGGCTGAAGTAGATGCTGAAGTAGCTGATCCTGCAGCGGATGTAGCGGAGTTGCTTGCATTGGTAGCAGATGTGGAAGCACTTGATGCACTGCTTGCAGCATTGGTTGCTGAAGTGCTTGCTGCGCTTGCTGAGTTGCTTGCGTTAGTTGCTGCTGTGCTTGCTGTAGATGCTGAGGTACTTGCATTGGATGCCTGTGTAGTTGCTGTTGAAGCAGCAGTTTCTGCGTTAGTCTCGGCTGTCTCTGCGTTGGTTTCTGCTACGAGAGCAGCATCACGTGCAGCCTCGGCAGCTACTTGAGCGGCAATAGCAGCAGCGATGTCATCAGATAAGTCAGTAGCTACGGCTTCGGCAGCAGCTTGAGCAGCTTCAGCACCAGCTTCAGCAGTCTCAGCGTTTGTTTCCGCTAGTTCTGCTGCGTTCTTAGCTGCAATAGCAGCATTCTTAGCAGCAATGGCTTCATCACGAGCAATGACGGTTGCAGAGGCTTCGGAAGCTGCGTCATTGACTGCGTCTCCTACACCACCGGGACCACGATAGATTCCCATTATTCAGCCTTAGATTTAACTGCAGGTTTCTTTACTGGTTTTTCTTCTTGTTTTACTTCTTCAACCACTTCTTCGTAATCAGGATGTGCTTTCATCTGAATGATGTCCCACTCTAGATTGAACTCAACAGTATTACCTGTCTGCAAACATTTAAATAAAGCCATTTTGTCTCCTACAGTTTATTTAAAGAGTCTGAGTAGACCCCTTAAAGAAACTGCCCCACCAGTATCTAGCAGGGCAGAACCTAGTTTCTAGGTATTAGGCTGGAACAGCCAATGCAACAGCAGAACCGTCACGCAACTCTTTAACACCGAACAATGTGTCAGCGGTAAACAAGTTACCAAGCCACTCTTGTTTGTATTGAGTTTGTGTACGAACAGCCATTTGCTCGGCTAATACTGCGAAGTCACGATGACCCAAGAGGGCAATACGTGCAGCGCCAGAACCAGAAGTTGTGTCAGCGTTGCTAGAAACGAATACTGGAACACCGTATACGTTACCGATTTCGCCTGTACGGATTGTGTTGTTACCACCAGCATCACCAACGAAAGCTTGCTCAGTGAAACGTGCAATACCCATCAATGTGTTACGTGTTGATGGTGGAACGATCAAGAAACGACCATCCATTGGAACATCGTTGTCATCTAGACGCTGAATAGATCTACGGATAGCAGCATCAGTCAAAGCACCTGCAGTACCTGTGTAAGCAGTAGTACCGTCAGCACCTGAATAAGCACCAGTGTAAGCAGCTGTACCGTCACCACCGTTAACACCACGACCCAACTCAAGGATCAATGAGTCAACTTTACGAGCCAAAGCGTAACCTGCGTCATCAGTGTAGAACTGACGCATAGAAGCCAAAGCTTGTGCAGAAACGATATCTTCAATCATAACTGAGAATTCCCAGTGTTGATCGATGTTAACGATAACTTCAGTTGCTGTATCTGTGTTTAAAGTAACTTGTGTGTTAGCTGCCTTAGCATTTGCTGAACCACGACCTGGTTTAGGGATATGAACTGCGTCACCCTTTTTACCTTTGAAGTTCATCTTCTTGATAAGATTAGCTGCTACTAGTTGCTTCTTGTATGTTGCAACAACTTCGTCACTCCAAATCTCTGGAATAAACTTAGCTGCTGTTGTAATTGTTTGATGTCCTGAACCTAAAGCCATTTTTAAATCTCCTAAATTAAATTAATTATTTAACTCGACCTTCAGCGTATGCTTGCATGATCTCTTCCGACATCATTTCATAACGCATTGGATCTCGCATTTTCAAAGTGATAAGATCGACACGTTTGTAAATTGGTTTTGAAGATTCACCTGAACCGCCTCGTGGAACTGCAGCAGCTTTAAGCGACTGTGTTCTTTTCTCTGTTTCTGCTTTCTTGAGACTGTCATCAGCAGCTTGTACTTGCTGAGTCTTAATATTCTTAAGTGCTTTGTAAGTACTTAATAACTCGTCTGCAGAATCATAATCGAAGTTGTATGCTTTAGCGAATAACTCAGTACGGATACGAGAAGCTTTCACCCATTCAGCAAAGTCATCAGAACTAGCAATTTCACTATAATCAGGGTGTGCCTGTTGTAGTCTTTGTTGAGCTGCTGTCTTAGCCATCTCAGCTTGCTGTTGCTTTAAACCTTGGATAACTGGATTGTTCTCGATCTGCTGATTTGTTGCCTTAGCAGGATCTTCATACCAATCAATTTCTTGCGTCTTTGCCTGTGGCTGCGTGTCTTGCTTTGCACTGAGTTGTTGCTTGATAACTTCATCTAACAATCTACGACTTTCACCTACCTCTTGTGCTTGTCGACCAATTAGCTTTTCAGCTTCTTGATGCATACGTGCTAGTTCAGCGGGTGTTTTACCTTTATATTTTGCAGGTAAATCGTCTTCCGGTTCTTGAGAGTTGTCTGCTTCTAATGCAGGATCTGTAGTACCAGTATCTAGTTGTTGATCAAAGTCACTGAGGTTTCCCTCTTCTTGCTGCTCAATAAATTCAGCCATCATGCCTCCTGTCGCTCTGCGATTTTAGGATTTTAAAAATAGTTCGAGGTGGACGTAACACCTTTATGAACCGTTGTTAGCGTTTTGTTTTCTTTCCTGTGCAAGCTTCTCAGCTCTCACTCGATTCCACCGATCATAACTCGATGGATGATCTCCACTAAAGGGTTCTAGATAGATCCCAGTAGGGGAAAGAATGCGAGTCGCTATCTCGCCACACTTACTACAACCGATTTCTTTTGTGTCTATTTCAACGAAGGCTTCAGTTGTATGTAAATCTTTGCATTTAAAATCGAACATCCTACGAGGCATCATCTTCCTCTTGTAGTCGCTCGTATACTTCACCACTGGCATCTCTTAGGTTTTTGATCCAGTTCATCACAGAGACTTCACCCTTACGGAAATGAAGCTGTTCTACGGTACTGATACCACCTAGATTGTCAGTAGCTACTAACATTGTTTCAACATCTTCTATGAGGTCTTTCCACCCTTGGGTAGCCATCATAGCGAATCTGTCTTCGTAATACTTTTGTATTTCTTTTTTCATCTTTTTCCTTGACATGGAGATGAGTTAATGATATAATGATAATATTATACCACACTTTTCTCCATTTGTCAAGTACTTATTGCATTTTTGTTGCCATCTGCATAGTGGCAATCTTCTCATTAGATTGAATATCAGCTTCTTTTAGAGCCAACTCAGCGATCTTGGCACGTTTCTCGAAGTCATCACTATCACGAGCACCACGAGAGATGTTACCAATCATACGTGCTTCAGCTTCCATCGGCATTAACTGTGCTTCAGTCTGAGCTTTCTGAGCTTCTGCTGCTGCCTTAGCTGCTTTAGCCTGAGTCTCTTGTAATTGAGCTTCTTTGATTGCGATATCCAACTGAGCCATCTGTTGAGCCATAGGATCAGGCTGTGACATTTGCTGTAGGGTAGCTACAATCTCTTCACGGTTAGCCAAGCTAGAGGATTGAATGATACCTTGTAACAATACAGGGGTGATAGGGCTGTTGCCTAGTGTCTGCATCAAGCCAATCATCTGTTGTTGTTCGTATTCACGAGCTACCATGCCCATTGTTGAGATAGGTAGGAACTCTACGTCCTTAACTGGGTAACGATCAGGGTCAAACTGCATGAATCTCCAAGCAGCTTTGTTGATAAACGGAATAAGGAAGTCTTCTTGGAAGTGAATAAGTGTTCTCTTGCTCTTCTTCATCAAGCCTGATAGAGCCATTGAGAGCCCTGCTCCTGACGCTTCACCGGCAGCTACTTGGGTGGGCATAGAGCTACTATCAATCGTGCCTGTAGCCTGCAATAACATCGCTTGGAAGGCATTTGCTGTAGTTAAGTTACCCGGATCGGTAGCACCGAACTTAAATGGCATCATAATCTCTGATGGATTACCATTAACCAAGAAGTTCTTACCTGCTTTTACTTCATACTTAGCACCACGTGGTAGGCGGGTTGCATCCATAGCCATCATTGGAGCTGTAGTCAATGCTAAAGAGTCTAAGTGAGCACGAATCTGTGCGTCCATAGCCTTCTGCATGTTGTAACCCTTTTCTGCAGTACCTCTACCCCAAAAACGACCGGGCATAGAGTCAGCTTGGTAGGCTACAACTGGTCTATCATTCATCATGTAAGGTGATTTCTCAGCCTTAAGTAGGTGTTGACCGTCAGCAATAACAACAATAGCCTCAACTAGGTCAGAATAATCGTCCATCTGTGAGTCTTCAGGGAACAAATCAACTACTTCGCCCTCTTCGTTCTCTAGTTGTTCGATGTATTCACGAGGAACTAAGCCATAATAACGGATCACAGCGATCTTGTTATCAATAAAGTTAGATTCTTCTTGTACTGGTTCTAGATCTGAGCTATCATAGCTAGGTGCAATGTCGCATTTACGATAAACACCGTCTTCCATACCCTTAATAATCTGATGGAAAGACATGTATTCTTCAATAGCAACACCCATTGAGTCTTCTACGCTACGTGCATTAGGTTCAATTAGGAAGTTACGTGGATTGATAGGGTTCAAACCTACTAAGAACTTCTTAGTTTCACGAACACCGATAGCTGCAACCTCTGTACCTTGGATAGGTTGAGTATCAGGAGTCAATACTTTCTTCTCTTCAATGACAATCTCACCGATACCAGTACCATATAACTCAGCCAGTAGTACAATCTCATCGATAGAACGCTTGACCTTAGTCATCTT